GACTTGGAACTCGCTCACAAAATGGAAAAGTATCCAAAGACACCACCGAATCTCTTGGCACTGACACAATGGAATGACAACGGAGCCAATGCACTGACCAAATCGGTGATTGCATTCCTTCAGTTCAATGGATGCCAAGCTGAACGCATCAACACAATGGGTGTGTATCGCAAAAAGTATCGAACTGATGGTGTTGCCATTGGTGGGCAATGGACAAAAGGAACCGGAACACCTGGCTCTGCCGATATATCTGCCACGATCAAGGGGAGAAGTGTAAAGATTGAGATAAAATATGGCAAGGATAGGCAGTCACAAGCACAAAAAGACTATCAGAAAGCCATCGAAGAGGCAGGTGGTACCTATATCATCGTGAAAACTTTCGCAGATATGCTGAAATTTTATGATGAATTTATACAATGTATTGATTAATTAACTATATTTACAATTCAAAATAACAATTATGAGCAAAACAACAATGACCCTTTGGCAGAAACTACACGCTGCCAAGCAGCAGATTGGCAAGGTTGCCAAGAATGCAAAGAACCCACACTTCAAGAACTCGTATGCAGACATCAATGCTCTGCTCGATACGGTGGAACCAATCCTCCACGAGCATGGTTTGATTCTCTTGCAACCCGTCAATGGAACTGATGTGGTGAGTCGTATCATCGACATCGAAACAGGTGAGCAGATTGAATCATTCATGACCTTGCCTCCCATTGCTGACCCTCAAAAGACATTGGCAGCAGTGACCTATTTTAGACGAGGAACGCTTCAGTCATTGCTTTCACTTCAGGCAGTGGATGATGATGGCAACACTGCGGCAGCAGCAACAGGCAAACCAAAGATTGACAATGCAAGATTTGAGAAAGCAGTTGCATCGATTGAATCAGGCAAGTACACCGTTGACCAATTGGTTGCCAACTATGACCTCACTGAAGTTCAACGCAAAGCATTGGCACTATGAAGTGGCACCCATCGCAAATCGGTAAACTGATGACCAACGGAAGAGGGAAGTCAGAAATGGGAGAAACTGCCAAGAGTTACATCAGGCAGTGTGCGAAGGAGGACTTCTATAACTACACCACCGAACTCAACAATAAGTATATCTTCAAAGGTAGGGAGCAGGAACTTGAATCCATCTCACTACTCAATGCAGTTCGTTTCACTGACTACCGCAAGAACGAGTTGACCATCGAGAACGACTATCTCATCGGCACTGCTGATATCGTACTGGAGGACAAAATCATTGACATCAAAACATCTTGGTCATTAGACACATTCCCTGCCACATCAGATGAGGGATATAAGTCAGATTATGAATGGCAGTTGAGAGCATACATGATGTTGTACGACAAAGGCATGGCTGAACTCGTGTACTGCATGGTGACAACATGGGATGAGTTTCTCAACGAATGGGAGAACATCCAACTGCACCGAGTTGACCACATTGACCCCGAGAAAAGAATCACTGTCCTGTGGTGGGATAGAGATGAGGACAAAGAGATTCAGATGATTGAGCGATTGAAACAGGCATCCGAGTATTATGAACAGTATTTCCAACAACTAAAAGATAAATAACATGGAAGAGTTAAAAGCAAAAGGCACAATCCACCTAATTGGTGAGCCAAGACAAGTGAGTGAGAAGATGAACCTCGTTGAGTTCGTACTATCAATCGGAGACAAGTATCCACAATTGGTGCAGTTTCAGGCAGTCAATGAACGAGTGAAGTTCTTGGATGGTGCGAAGCCAGGTCAAGAGTGTGAGGTGAAGTTTGACCTCCGAGGTCGTGAATACAATGGCAAGTTCTATGTGTCATTGAATGCATGGGATATCAGAGTCAATGGAACAGTTGCAAAATCAATCGCAGATGCAATCGATGACGATCTTCCTTTCTGATGGTGAGAACATTCGGGAGTTCATTCAGCGTGAGTTGGACTCCCGTTTAACCAAGAGATACAAAATGACTCACATGGCTGAAGATATGGATGTCTCATATTCAATGCTCCATCGCTTCATGAGTGGTCGAGGAGTGGGAGATGAGTTATATATCAAGGCCTTCCAATACGTAATGAGATGAAGTACTTTATCGCATATATCGGAACCAAGAACGAGAACCTCGACCATTTGGTTGCAAGAGCAAGAGACCTGTTTGACATGATGCCAAACGTGAACAGTTGCATTGTGTTGACAGTGTCAGACGAGATGCACATCTCTGAAGTTACACCTCAAGAATTTTATGACCAATATGCCTCACTCGGTAGGTCGTAAAGCCAGGATGATGACTCACTCGGATTGTAGTCGAAGATGAGTTTCGTCTCGGTTCTCATGTTCAACTGTTGGAAATCTTCGAACCACAATTCATTGGCCTCGTTGCACCATCCGATGTCCCTCTTGCGCCCTCTGATTTTCTGCTCATCATCCACTGAAAAGAACTCAACGATGCTGCCATTCGGGAAGGTGTAGATGTGTTCAGACTTGTTGTGGCTGCCAACATCGTATATCTCCATGGTCTTCATGATTTCAAAGAAGTCACGCATCACCGTTGCTCTCAAAGCAGGGAATGTCTTGCGCACTACACTGACCACTTTGTTGGGGTGTTGGATGCAGTACACGATAATCATCTGACAAAGGGAGTATGTCTTGCTTGATCGTGAACCACCCTCGTTGATGACAAACCTGATGCTCGGGTCAGCCAGTGCAGTGTAGTTCTTTTCGAAGATTACGGTGGAGTCTATTGTGATTGCAGCCATATGCAGAGTTTAGGCAATAGGGATGCTATACAGGTTTTTCTCCTATATAGACAATTCTGACCAAAGATAATAAATATATCCTATTCAGTAGGTTTAATTATGTTGACCTTCACCTCGGAGATGCTTTGCCCTCCACTGGTGATGTCAGTCTTTTCAGTTAGACCATTCAAGCGTTGAGTGATGGATGGATTGTACTGTCCTGCCATGCCTCCCTCGATTTGGTCTTGCTTGATGTTTGCCTCTATCGTACGGCAGATTGTGGCGTAAGCTGAATACCTCCCCTCGCTATTTGCAAAGTAATCCTCCACACTTTTATGCTTATCCGCAGCAAATGCCCTGAATCCAACCACAGTGAGAGGTCTTTCAAGTGGCACAGGAACTGCCTCACCTGTCTTGTTCGATAGTTGATATAGGAATCGAGGATTGTCCTTGCACCATTTGCGGTACTCTTGGAACAATTGCCACATATCATCCGGTGTCTCGATGTGTTTAGTTCTGCCCATCTATCACAAGTTGCCCATGCACTCCGAGTTGTTTAATCACATCAGGATTGTTGTCGTAGTGCTTGGAGATTTTTAATTTTTGCACGATCTCTATTTTGCTCTTATTGCTTCCAGTGGCATAAACTCGAGATGCAGGGATTCCGAGTTCAGCAGCAGTCTTGAGCATTCCTGCCTTTTCATGCCTTGCTGAAATGATGTAAACCTCTGCTCCTTTGGCAATCCATCGCCTTGCAATATCTTTTGCCTTGGTTAGTGTTTCATCATAGTCGAAGGATATGCGTTGAGGTTCTGCGAATGCCTTTCTAAATTTAGACACTGCGCTCATCTTGGACTCATCCCACTTTGAGCTACAAACTGCATATCGTTGAGCTTCATCAGGGAAGTCATTGACTGCCTCCTCATCGCCCATGCAGCGACTGATGAACTCATCCTCTTGCTCGTTTGGTCTTGGTGTTGGCATTGCTTGGTCTTTTTCGTTTCGGTGTTGGTGTTGGTGTTGGTGCTTCGACCTGCTCATCCTGCTCGATTCCTGTATATTGAATCGGTTCGGGTGTTGTCTTGGTCTCTGCTTCCTTCTCAAATAGGTATCCAAGTCCTATCGATACATAGTATCGTGATTTGGACACATCTATGTTGTCAACAATGATGGTTTTGTTTCCGAGTGAAGTCCTCTTGATGATGGTCTTACCCTTGTATTCGTCTTTGATTTTCATGGTATATGGTTTTAAGTTCTCTTTTTATCTCTGCAATTAGGTTGTGAGCCGATGTGTTCGGTATATTGAAATACTTGGCCATCGACCTGGATGTTGTATATCCATCATCGAAGTATGCCTTCGCCACCCTTATCTTGACATTGTCGTTCAGTGAGTCTCGGTAGATGTCCACACATGACTTCCATTTGTGATACTGCTGCTCGATAGCAATCTTGTCATTGAGGTCGGTGTCATCGATGATGAGGTCAGGAACAGGTATGTCATTGGCTCTGATTCGTTCCTGTTTGTTGGTGTCAAGGTTCTGCCATAGGACTTGACGTTTGATTGAGTTCATCATGAGTCCCTTGACATCAGGGTCGATGCCTGGGTCTTGTATTGATACGCAATGAATGTATGCGTTGTTGATGACAACATCCGGATTGAGGTGAGTGTTGTACTTGGAACAAAAAAACCGAGCGTATCGAAATAACTCGGTGTAGTGTTTAGTGATATATCGGTCAAGAGTTGCTTTCATACCAATTTATGAAGTCTTTGAACCATATTTTGCGCCTGACCATCGAGCAGAAACACTCACGATCACTGCGACCCTCGACTCGCTCCTTGATTTTCTTGAGTGGGATGAGTGCTTTCTTGGAATATCGATGTGCATCATCCATCGCAATCACTGTTGCGATATATTCGAGGTCGGTTTGTGTTAGTCTTGTGTCCATTGTGATATCAAGTATGCAACCATCGAGACGAGTGCTGCATATCCTATGTTGCAAGTCAGTGCCAAAGTAGTCCAAAATGAGGTACACTTCCAACATCCAAACGATGAATGAACGAACTGCATGAATTTTGCCTCGAATCTCATGAAGATATAATCAATCACCCAGTGCAGGGGTTCGAACTTGGCGATGAGCCATCCGATGGCGAGGCAGTTGAGCAGTATCACAAGTGTTTCCATAGTTCAAAGATAATTGAAATAACAATACCGATGCCAATGGTGCTGATGAGTATCATGGTGCCATATGCTGCCATCTCCTCTCTGCGATCGTCTTTGTGTAGTTTCATATGTTGAATTTAAGGTCGTTGTCGTTCATTACGTTTTGAAGTATTTGTCTGCATTTGATATATACCTCGATTTCGGTTTCAGTTAGTTCTACGTTATAACTATATCCATGCTTCACGATGCTCCTCAACTTTTGGTCAAGGTCGTTCATCTCACACTGCCAATCCCCGCCTTGCCTTG